GGGGTCTTGCAGTTGCAGGTCGGGAATGGAGACCAGTGCGCAAGGAAAATCCACCTCTGGCAGTTCGTTGTCCAGTTGCCCCGCCTCCTTGTCTATGTAGGCAATTTCAGGAACGCCCTGCAAGGCTGCCCTCACGCTCGTATAAATGCTGTCGTAGTTCATTTTAAAGCTGCTTTAAATGGTCGTTAAGTATGTTGGAGAGCATCTTGTCAAGGCTTTGATGCCTACCCATGAACTGGCGTTGTGGCAAGCGCATCCGCTTGCGGTGGCCGCCTCTGCCGTGCGCCTTTACCTTGTATCGCTTTCCCTTGCGTTTGCGGGTGTGCGCCCGCACGTTGTGGGCGGAAATGCTCACCACCTCGTCCACGCCCTCGTTGTGGGCTTTTGCGTAGGGCACTAAAGTAAAAATGGTGGCCACGCCGTTGGCAACCTTCACTTGCAAAGAGCGGGATAGTTTCCGCCCTCCGCCTTTCCCCACCAGCACGCCACGCCCTTGGTCTATATTGCCCGCCCGCTTGGGCCATGTGCCTTGGGCAAAGAATCCGCCCCGGCGGAAGTTCTCGCGGAACTCCTCCAGGGCCGCCATGCCCAGCTCCTCCGCCACGGTGTCGGCCATCTTGCCCAGTTGGGCGGCCACTTGGTCTAGGTCGTGCTTAATCATTCAAGTCGAAGTTAAAATCTTCAAAAGTGAGTTCTCCAAGTTCTTTCTGTAAGTCATATTTCTTTTTGGGGTCACTCTCTTTTTTTATTAACTCCAATAGCTCTTTTTTCCTTTTGAATTGGACTTTTGAAAGTTTCCGCTTCTTTGCAGGGCCTCCATGTTTGCTCATCGTTTTATTATTTTTAAAGTAAGGTATTCAGGCAATAACTCAAAGATGTGTTTTAGTGCATAAAAATTCAACTTCCAATCATCTCCAGCCAATTCTCTGTAAATGTCTCCTACGTCTCCATCCAATACTCCGTTATTCTCGTCATAAACAAAGTCTTCTATGGATTTATTTACAACCAGTTCAAATACTGTTCCCGTTATCGAGCAAACCACGTGCTGAGGTGTTTTTTCGGGCAAGCTAACCATGTCACGCCAAGAATGCGCCCAGCCGGGCCAGTCCGGGAATTTATCCATGTCCGGCGGATAAGTGCCCGGATGGCAATGCAATTGCCGCCTTGGCAACATTTTCAACAGGCTTGGGCATTGGTCTGGGTTTCCAAGTGTCGCATGCTGTAAGGTTCCCTCTTGAAGCTCAACCCAAGTGTGTTCATAGTTTGAATGCTCTATTTCCAATATAGCTTCCTGCCAGTTTTTTGCCTTGCCAAAATGGCCAAAGGATTCAAGCCCTTGTTGTGTAATCGGTTCGAGGTTTATATGTGTGGCTCTTTGTGAACTATCCTTCAAATGCTTTGTGTACGGATGTTTTGTAATGTCGAAGGCCATGCCCGTGCGTGCGGGGTCTTGCTGGAATAGTTCGCTAGTGCCTTTTTTTGCCTCCTTTTCCTGTTTTGACGTGAGCCTGTGGGTCTTGTTGTTCCGCTTGCTTACCAGCACGGCGTCGCATCTGCAATTGTAGCCGTTTGGCGGGTAGTATTTACTCCAAAACTTGTCATCCACTTCCAAAATAAGGCCGTCTAGGGCTTGGTGTTCCCGTCTTGTTCGGTCATCGCCTTGCGTTACATACTTGAGCAAATAGCGGTCTTTCTTGTCTAGTTGCCCCGCTCGCTTGGCGGCCATTTGTGCGGTTCCTTGAAACTGCCATGTTTCGGTCTGCAAGTGTCTGACGTGCCTTTGCAGCGCCTTGTCGGGGTCTTGGCTTTGTTCAATTTCATGCAACAAGCCCTCCACCTTTGCACTTGCGAAAACGTGGGCATTTTCCCGTAAGCGGAAGCGGGCGCCCTTGGCCGTCCGTCCGGTTCCCGCCATGCTTTCGTCCCAACCTTTGTCCACCGCTTGCTCGAATTGCGCCCCCCACAAGCGTACCAGCGGCAAGCGGTCGCCGTCGAGAGCGTCGCCCAAGGCATCGGCTTCGGGTTTGCTGGGTATTACCGCAAATTCAAGTTTTTTTTTTAAGCCCAAGGCACTGGTAAGCTTGTTCCAAACTGTTTTTTTTTCGTAAAACTCAAGCCCGGAGCTGTCGCAGCAAGTTGTCCCGTGGTTTGTTTCGCTTTGCTTTACCTCCTTGGGATTTGCTCGCTTGCGTTTGGGTTTTGGTATGCCGTAAGTTTTATACCAATATTCCTCATCAATGGCCACTCTGTCGGCCACTTTTAGGTCAATGTCTAGGCGTTCCTTCAATGAGAGGCCGCTTTGCTCCACAAATGTCCAATAGCCCTCCTTGTAGCCCAATTTTCTCAAGATAGGCTCAAGCTGCGAGTTTAAAATGCGCAAAATCCACTCTTTATCATTCTTGTAAAGGTCTTCCAATACGCTCTTGTGTACCTGTGCCTGTGCGTTACTGGAACCGTCCTTGGTGGTCATGGTCTGGCCTAGGAAAATGATGGCTAGGTCGTCATCAATAGCCGCCTTTAAATCTTTGTATATGGAGGAACTTGCGGCCCCGGAACTAAACGCCGCCTCGATTTGTGCATCGGAGGGCACTACGATGGAGCCGTTTGCCCCTACCTTCTGAAACGCCTCCAAGAGTGCCTTGCGAGTGCCTTCCTCGTCGTACTTGCCCACACGGGTGGGCATTCCATAGCTTTCGGCATGTTCCGCCCAGTATGCGAGAGCGTGGCGTTTGTATATACACAGCAAACTTGCGGGCAAGAGCAAGCCAAAGCCGCCCATGTCCGCCTCTATCACGGGCAGCTTGGGGTCTCGAAAGCTGGCTCCTTTCACGTCGAAGGGGTTTACGTGTTCTCTTGGAATGAGGTGCGTTTTGTTCTTTGCCTCGCCGCCCACTTTGTTCCATTCCAATTCAATCAAAGAGTGCCCCCAGAACCTCGCCCGCATAAGTTCCTCAAGTAGTTGCTCAAAGGCGTGCGTGTCCACCAGAGCCGTGGCTTGCTCGTCCACTTTCCCGTCCTTGTCCAACTTCCTTATTTTGGCGTTTGTTATGGACATTTCCCGCTTTTGCGTGGCGGAAATGACACGGGCGTCTATTAGCGTATCTTTGTATATTTCGTAAAGTGCCGCCCGTTGTTCGTGCCGCCCCTCTGCCTGAACGAGCGCATTTAGCCAGTCTTTTACGTCTCTTGCCCTTCGCTGCGTGGGCCTCGTTACCGGAACGCCGTTTATTGTTCTTTTTGCCATCTTACCAATAGTTTTGAGTTTTAATGCCTTCCGTGTAGTGCACGCCCGTGTCGGTCGGAACTTCCACGCTGGGCAGGGTGGAGGCTACCTTGCCGTCTCTCACGTCGATAAGCCACTCCACCGCCCTCTCATAGCGTGCCCTCCTGTCCGTCGCATCCACCCCCGGACGAGCGAGGGCAAAAAGGTGGTAGATAGCCATGTCTATGCAAAAGCGTAAGAGCAACTTGTGGCGGTCTTCGCCCGTGGCTGTAAAAATTACGTCCACGTCGAAGCCTTTCAAAATGCTTCGCATTTCTGCCTCCGCCGCATCGCTTGCGGCATCCACCAAAGTGTCGTCGCCTCCTGTCATTTGTTCAACCGCCGCTAGGCGGATGGCCATTGAATAGTCTATTTTGTTTATGAACATTAGTATCTATGTTTTGAGGAATTGTTGTTGTTTATGGTTGAAATGCCTCCTTTCAGGCCCCTTAGTTTTTTACGAATGACCCAGACCGCCCCCTCTGTGGCGTCCGGTGCGTCGTCATTGTCCCGGCTGTTGGGAGCCAGTGCCAAAAACTGTCGTTCCAGCTCCACCATGTGCGGGTTGTTCTTTTCCTTCTCGTTTAGTATGAGTTCACCATTTCGCACAAGCGGCTCCAAGGCTGTTTCTATTCTCGTAAACTTGTCGCCTTTGTGCCTCCTGTCTGGCGTTATGGAGAGGAACCCGTCTTGGGATTGGCGTTTCATTTCATCCAAAAGCAAATCTTGGATAAAATTGGCCTCCATGTAGTGGTAAACGTTTGACTTTTCGCCCACATAGTCAGCCATGGCATAAAACCAACCCGCCATCTCGCTGGTGGTCGTCCTTGCCACATAAGCCTTTAGAATGTAAAACTTGCCCTCGTGAAAGCCAAGCAACACCATTGCCTTAGTGTCGGAGTTTTGCGTGCTCTTGTAAGTAGGGTCGCAATAGTTCACCAGAAAGCGAAATTTTCGCAAGCTCGGAACCTTGCCCCAAACCATACGCTCGAACACCATGCCCTCGTCTTGGGGGTTGTTGAAATATTCCTTTTGTTGGGCAGCTGGCGAAAGTTTGGAGAGTATTTGGTCGATTTGTTCCTCTGTGTTCTTCTCGCTCCAAGTGCTCTTCCCGTTCCTGTCTCGTATGTTTTTTACTTCCGAGTGGTCGGCATACTTCATGGCCCTAGTTATGCAAGTGTCTTTTCCTATTATGTTGCCATTAAACACAATGCGGTAAGGTGCGGAAATGTCCACCGTGGGGATGGCTGCCTCCTCAATCCATTTCCATTTTTTCGCCACTCGCAAAGGGTTGCGCACCTCCTCGTCTGTGTCTATGTCGTCAAAAATGATAAGGTCGGGGCGGGCTGCCTCGTTCCTTGTTCCGCGTGGGCTTTGCCCTGCGCCAAGGGCTTTGAACGCTGCACCTTGCTTGGTCAAAAACTCCTCCTCGCTCCAATTGCTTATGCCTCTTTGTAGCCCATAGTCGTTTATGATACGGGCATTAAATTCCAAATTCAACCGCCAAGGGGTGAGCAGGTCTATGGCTTGGTCTTGGCTGTGGCTAATGAGTAGCACATTTCTCACCTTCCCCGTGAGCGTTAACTTAAGGCCCTCGAACATGATGCGGGCTGACTTCGCCAGCCCCCGACACCAAGCCCGCACCTCGTACCAATTTTCATTTGCAAAGATGCGTTTGGTGGCCGCCTTTTGAAAGCTTGCAGGTTCCGCCGTTGCATAATTTGGGAAATAGTATTTAAACCACTCCTCCGGGTGCGCCTCCAAGTGCTTTATGCGCCGCTCCTTTTCCGTTGCCGTCTCGGAAATGGGCGAGGTGGCTTTCTCCAATTGCCGCTTGAACGCCTCCCATTTATTTATGGCTTGCTTGTCTGTCATGTCTAAATTTTGGATTTGATAAAGGCGTCCGCTTGCTCGCTCAAGCGCATTGCGAGGTCATGGTCTGACTTGTCAACCCAGCCAATAAATTCCGTCAATACGCTGACCAGTTTATGAATGGGCATTTTATCCAGTGCGGCAATGGCCGCCTTTAACTTATTCAAAGCGTCGTACTCGCCAGAACTCCCAAACCGTTTGCCCTCTGGCTTGCTCTCTATGTGGTCATTAAACTCCTTTAGCTGCATGAGTAGCCGTGGGAGTTCCTTTTGGACTGAGTTATCCGTGGCCATTTTCAACTCTCTCCAATTGCCTTGCTCCACCCATCGCCCTATTGTCTTCTCAGTGTAGCCCGTGCGCTTGGCTATCGCTTTTTGGCTCACGCCAGAAAGGAAAAGCGATTTCGCCCACTCTTTTGCTTGCTTGGATTTTAATTTGTCCGCCATTTCTCACTCGTTTAAAGACAAATTAAAGCGAAACGGAGCATTTATTTAAAAGCACTCGAATGCGTTGTTATGATGGACGGGCGGGGCTGTTTGCCTGTCATATAGCGCATAAATGAAGTTTTGCAAACCTCAAAAATACTGCTGAAAATTGTAAACCAGAGAGCAAGTAAAATGCAAACGAGACACAAATGGCACACCGCTTTGTAATTATAGATGAGAGCCTAATGCCTGACGGCTTTTGGGTGAAGGTTGACGGCATCGACCTCTCTCAATTTGAAAAAAACCCAATCATGTACTTTATGCACATGCGGCCCGGCGACTATGGCAACACGGGCAAGGACATGGTGCACGCAATCGGCACTTGGACAGGGTGGAAGGTTGAAACGGTTGGGGACTTCAAGGCATTGACCGCAGAGGCTGTTTTTGACGAGGGCGACGACTTCGCCCAAAAAATAGCCAAAAAGGTAGAGGCTGGAATTTACAAGATGGCTTCCGCTGGTTTAAGGACGAAAGCATGGAGCGCCGACGAAAAAGACCTGCGCCCCAACCAAAGCATGCCGACATTGGTAAACTCTATGCTAATGGAGGCCAGCATCGTGGACAGGGGCCGCAATTTGAACGCCGTCAAACTTTACGACGACAACAACGAGGACTTAAAACTAAGCGATGTAAAAACCGCTTTAAATGTTAACACAATACAAAAACCCATGAAGGATTTAGAAAGATTGGCGGAGGAGCTTGGATGCAACCCGCAAATGGAGGAGGTTTTGAAATCCGTTAGAGAACTCCGACAGAGTGAGGCGGATATGCAAACCGAACTTGAGCAAGTGAAAACAGCGAGGGCAAAGGAAAAGGCGCAAGCCCTTGAGAGCGCCGTGCTGGAACTCTCCGAAAAGGACAAGGAGTTGGTGCTTGACTTGGCGGAGACGGATTTGGACAAAGCCATGAAACTGGCCAAGCGTTTCCAAGAACGTGCAGAAAAACCAGCGGAGGCAGACGTAAAGCTGCGAGAAATCCCCAAAACGGGAGAGCAGGGAGGACAGGGCGAGACCTTTAAGGAACTGCACAAGAACAACCCCAAGCGCCTTGCCTACTTGCAGCAAAACGAACCCGACTACTTTGCCGCCCTTTACTTGGCAGAGTACGGTAAAAAACCAAATGAATAACCTTTAATATTTAGAGAAATGAAAACTTTTAAGATTTTGTTTTTGGCCATTGTGGCCATCTTGGCCAGTTTGGCGCTTTCTGTCGCCGCTGGCATTCCGCCCGTGGTGGGCGTTGTTGGCTCTCTTGTTTTGGCGTTCATTCCAAGGCCGGAAGGCGTGGCAAGCGTCGGCGTGGAACTGTGGAGCCAGTTCATAGCTGAAAATGTATATAAACAAAGCGATTTTTTCAACCGTGCGCTGGATGAATCCATGTATGTGAAGGGAACCAAGGTACATGTGCCAAAGGCGGGTTCTGGCGTGAGCGTAAAGCGAAACCGTGCCACTTTGCCCGCTCCCGTTGCGGGGCGTGGCGACACTGAACTGGTTTATGACATAGACGAATTTACCAGCGACCCCATACTGATAAAAGACGCCGACAAGGTGGCCCTCTCATATGATGCCATGCAAAGCGTTCTATCCGAGTTCATCAATGCAAGCCGTGCCTCAATAGGCGATTGGATGGCATTCAACTGGCTCTCCACGGGAGGCATTTCAGCATTGAGAACGTCGGGCGAAGCCGTTGGGGCGCACCTAGGAACGGGCAACCGCAAGCTGTTGACAAAGGCGGACTTTCACGCCGCAAAGCTTGCGCTTGACAATGCGGACATGCCCAGCGATGGCCGTGTTTGTTTGATTTCGGCAAACATGCTAGACCAGCTTATCAATGATTTGACCGACACCGCCGTGCTACAATTCCAAAGTGCCTACGACCCTGTAAATGGAGTAGTAGGGCGTTTCGCTGGCTTTGATATGGTAATGCGCTCAAGTGTGGCCACGAGTAAAACTGACGACCTTGCGACGCTGGCCCCGGACACCACGCCAGCAGATGCCACCGCAGCGGACACCTTGCTCTTTTGGCACGAGGGGGCAGTGGCCAAGGCACTTGGAGAAACGCAGTTTTTTGAGGACACGCAAAACCCGACCTATTACGGGGACGTTTACAGCGCCCTCACCCGTGCGGGTGGCCGTGGTCGACTAGCTGGCGGCATTGTAAAACTTGTTCAAGACACCGCAGTCTAATGGATTTTTTTAACGGATCTGACTGGATAGACGTGGGGCTGGCATTGGTCAGCCTCACCACCTCCATATTGATTACCATTCTAGTTGTTAAAGAGGTGCGGAGAGTGCGCAAAGAAAAGGAGGAGCAGAGGAGAATTGACGACGATTTAAAACCATGGATTTGAAAATGACCTTTGTGCTAATTTCGGTTTTTAACCTCGCCATGCTGGTGGCGTTATGGTTTTATTTGCGCTCCTCTAGGCGCTTGAAAAGCTACTCAAGCGCATTCGTGGCCCGCCAAGCCATAGAGGCCATTTATGAGGCAGAAATGTACTTTCTCTCCAAACTTCTACCTCCTGAAATGGAGAAATGTGCCATTAACTTCATGTATGAGAAAAAGGAGAGTTTGGTGCTCGTCCTTTCCCGGATTATCGAATTTGACCAAGTGTCTCGGCTTGTGCGCCGAAATGTGGACAGCAAAGTGAATTTTATTGACAACTTGTTGAACTCGGAGCGTGAGCGGGTATTTTCCGCCGCCACTGTCCACTTGGGGTATGAGTTTGCGCAGGAGAACAAATTGCGGAACAACAAAGCATTTTTGAACTTGCTCCGGGAATTGGTGAACATAGCAAGGGACAAGGTGCGCAACCACAAGAGCGCAAGGAGCATTAAAGCCATGGCCGACTTTAGCATGCTCTCTATTCGAATCTCCATTGATTTGATAAACGAGAGCGTGGTGTCCGAAAGTTCTGAATCACTCATTAAATTGGTGGAAGATGGCAAATTGGGGATAGCATTAGAGCATTTGAAAGGAGCGCACCATGACGCCAACCTCATAAGCGCACTCATTGAAAGATATACGAATCTAAGAAGAAAAGAGCATTTAACCACAGAGAGCAACGAAAGCCTAAACATTGAGAGGTCTCGAATAAGGCAAGCCGTGCTAGACCTCATAAACCCGCAAGAATGAAAGATTTAAAACCATTCACGGCCAACGGCCACCGATATAGCTTTAACCTAGATTTGCCCATATCCAGATTTAAGGAGTTCCAGAAATTAAAGCTTTTAATCCAGTTTGGAGGCAAGGACGAGGCAGACCTTTTCGACGAATCGGCTTTGTTCGTAAACCGAGAGGGCGAAAATCCAAACACCTACGACCCCGCCCTCAATGCGTTAAAAATTGAAGATTGGGCAGCGGAGGGCCTTAAAGTTTCCGATTTTTTCGGACTTGCCGCCGCTTTGATGAAGCGGTTCACGGAGAGCTTGCAAAACTCGGTGGCGGAAGCGGCAAAGGCCAACCCCAATTTTATGAAAAAGAAAAAAAGAAGCTCGAAAGGAGCTACAACAAGAGCATAATGGCCGTAGCCCCTCACGTTGGGGGCATGGCGGAAGTTTACAAGCTGCCCTTGTCTCAATTTGTCGAAATATTAAAGCACTTGCCACATGGCTGAAATGGAGTTTAAAATAGATGTAAAGCAAGCGCAAAAGGCACTCGCAAACATCAAAGGCGCATTCACGGAAGTGAAGGAAAGCGCCGAAAACTTCGACGGCCAAGTGTCCGGTGGCTTCAAGCGTGCCACCAATTCCGCCAAGGGATTTGGGCAGACCACCCAAAAAGAAGCGCGGAAAGCCGACAAGGCCCTGCAAGGCGTGGGCGACAGAACCGACACGCTTGGCAAGGGGATGGACGCCCTCAAGGGTGCAATGGGCAAGGCGTTTGCCATTGGTGCGGTGGTGCAAGTGGCGGGTGAGCTAAAGCGCCTCACCGACCAGACCAACGCCGCCAAGGATGCCGCCCTCACCTATTTTAACGCAAGCGGTGCGGGGGCGGAGCAAGTTGCCCGCCAGCTTTATGTCATTTCGGAAGTTACGCAGCTCACCACCGAACAGGTGGGCAAGCTGGGCGCATCGCTTCAAACGGAGTTTGGCATGAATGCCGCCCAAAGCCTTGCGTACATGGACGAGGTGCTGGTGAAAGCCGGCAAAGATGCCGACGAGGTGGCGCAGTTAATTGCGGAGTATGGCCCCAACTTCCGAGAGGCAGGGCTGGGCGCTCGTGAATTGGCCGCCTATACCATAGAAATGCAAAGGAGGGGCATCTTTTCAGACCAAGGTATGGCCGCCGTGGAGGAGGGCTTGCTACGGCTTAGAGAGATGCCACAAGGAGCCATTGACGTACTTGGCGGCATCGGTTTAACCATGGAGGAGGTGCAAGGCCAAATTGCGGAGGGTGGCGTTTATAGTGCCATGCAATTGGTGTCTAAGCAAATGGCCACTCTGGAAGAGGATAGCCCAGAAGTGGGGGCGGCAATTGCGGGCATATTTGGAGCGGCGGGCGAAAAGGTGGGCGCCCAATTTCTTACTCAGTTGGGAGACGTAGAAACCGACCTCTCAAAAGTGGAGGACAATGCAAGTTCCTTGACCAAAGCCAACCGGGAACTGTCCGAGGCTTTTGCAAATTTGACATTTGACATTACGGAGGGAGAGGCGGGAACTTCTACTTTTTACGAAGGCATTGTAAAGCTCTCTACCCAAGCCGTCAACTTTGTGCGTGAATTATTGGACAAAGCCGCACCTGTGAAGGCTGTTTTTAGCAAAATTGGCGAGGTCTTTACCAATACGTTTGAAAAATTGAGGGGCTTTGCCGACAGGCTTGGGCTTGTTTCCGAAAAGTCAAGCGTGGCAAAGCGAATAATGGACGGGGTTGCGGCCTCTCTGTCGTTCCTCCTCACGCCCCTAACTATGAGCATAGCGCTCTTGGGCGACTTTGTGGGATGGTTGACCACCTTTATACAGGAATCGCCACGCTTACAGGGGTGGATGGATAAGTTATCCACCGCATTCGAGGCTTGGAATGAAAAAATAGAACAAGCCCCCGCTTACATGGCTGGCTTTATAGATGCCGCAAAAGAGGCATTTGTGGGCGTTAAGCAAATCGCAAGTGAACAACTTGGAGCGGTGGGCGACATCATTAAAGGAGTTTTCACCTTTGACGGCGACGCAATAGACGCCGCCATGGAGCGCAGCCGAAACTCCTTTGCCGACTATGGGAACCGGGTTGCCGATGCCTTCCGCTCCTCGTTCGACGAAACCATGGACGGGCTAAACGAAAGCGTGGAGGAGGAACTGGCGGAGTTGATGGGCACGGAAACGCCAACGCCAAGCCCCACGGGCGGAAGGGGGCCGACCAACGCACCCAGTGCCCCCATGGATGTGGATAGCCCGGCCGCCATTGTGGACCTGGAGCGCCTGAAAATTGAAGCCATGGCGGAGGGCTTGCAAAAGCGCCTTGCCCTCATCCAATACGAGTATGCCCAGCGCATGGCGGAACTGGAAGCGCACGGCCTTGACGTTTCCGCCATTGAGGCGGAAATGAATGCCAAGTTAATGGCAGAAAGCGAGGCGCATTTCCAAAATATAGACGATGCCAGGGCACGGGC